AGAGATAGTTGCTGTAACCATATTATCAACCATACATACGATTCATTTCAGAGTTACTCATGCGACGAGGGCGGTAGGGTCCGCGTAGATAACCGGAATACCAACCAGAAAACATAGCGCCAGCACCAAGAGCAGAGCCAAGCGCCTTGTAGGCACGGGTCCGACTGGGATAACGGATCCGCACGTGGGGATATCTTCTTTTGTAGTCACGGAGAGCACGACCTTCATTATAAAGCGAATAGAGTGAGTAAGCACCGTAAGCTCCTGCAAGAACAAGAGGTAGGGCCATATTCAATACCTCCTCCTGTACCTCCTATAACCATAGGACGGCCTTCTACCCGAACGGGTCCTATATCTATAAGCTGCACGCCTTCTGGACCTATAATAAGCCATTTTCGTAACTCCTGCAACTTGTTAAGGTAGTTGCTTTACAAGAATCAACAGGAGATATATTTAGAAATTGTGATAGAAACAACATGCAAACCTACATGCTAACAATACCAAGGACAGTTCCGAAGAAGGCAATCATAACAATGATAGAGGTAAACGACTGCAAGCGTTGGATCATAGCCAAGGAGACTGGACACGGAGGTTACGATCATTGGCAGATCAGGCTACAAACATCTAATGATTCATTCTTCGAATGGTGCAAGAAGCATATACCAACGGCACACGTCGAGGAGGCGCAGAACAAATGGGAATACGAAAGGAAGGAGGGAAGGTTCTGGACGTCGGATGACACGACGGAGATCAGAATAGAGAGATTCGGCAAACCAAGGGGATGGCAACAAACCGCTCTAAAACGGCTCAGGACGCAAAACGATAGGCAGGTAGATGTTTGGTACGACCCGATAGGCAATCGTGGCAAGTCGTGGCTTGCAGGGCACCTATTCGAGACAGGGCAGGCATGTATAGTACCGAGGGATTGGACGAACCCGGCGGAGATCTGCAACTACCTTGTGCACAACTACGACAACGAACCGATCATAGTAATCGACATACCAAGGGAGACGGGAATACCGAAAGGATTCTACGCAACGGTGGAGATGATCAAGGACGGACTGATAGGTACTACCAAGTGGGAGGGGAGAATGCGCAACATCCGCGGAGTGAAGATAATCGTACTCACCAATCACCAAATGGATCTAAAAAAATTATCAAGGGACCGTTGGAGACTCAACGGTATCAATGCACAGAATACACCAATGCTCTAAAGGGTGCTCCGCACACCCCCCACAGGGGCCCCCCCGGAGTGGGAGACCAATAAGATAGTCGGGGCAGAGGTCCCTTATCGTAACACTTGCGGGACCTCACCCCCCTTTAGGGGGGGTGGGGGACCCAAGGGTAAGAGGTTTAACCGACCACACCGTCAGCAGAAGACATGATCTCCCCATTCTCAACAGTGACCGAATCGGGTCCGCCTTCTGCAGTTTCCTCAATCATCTTCGAGATCAGGGAAAGAGTCTGACCACCTGTGGTTACATAAGGTACAGGCATGGGGACAGCAACAGCCGCAGTAGCGAAGGACTGGATATTGTAGCAGGATCTAAACTTGCGGAACGCGAAGTGGTGCTTGATTACAAGCCTGAAGTAGAACAGGGTCTTGTAAGCAGGAGGCATCATCACATACAGCATGGGGATGTTCGGGAGATAGGTCTGCATGGAGAACGATCCAGTATTACCAACGATCGGAGATCCATTGTTAGGCGGATAGGGGTTCAGGTTACCGGTAGGAGACGCATCCAGAGGAGTACGATCATCGGCAACCTCATCGGGCAGATTGGAGGCATCAACCGTCCAAGTATTGGTAACCGTATCCATCCAGCCAAGAGGGACCAGCTTATTAGTGAAGATGTTACCCACGAACTGCTTGTTAAGCTGACTCGCACGAACAGAAGCACCATCACCGGAAGCAGGCTCGGGACGGAGCTGTACATCAACAGTAACATTGTCGCCTTGCCAATTAGCCATCATGGAAACCTTATCCTTAAAGGCCATAGACGCACCAACACCGACATTGGACAGATACTGCTTGTCAGTGACCATGTTGTATACATAGGGCTTACATGAGGTCCTAAATCCCTGCTGGACACCAGCCTTACGGAAGGAGGGATCCATAAGACAGTTCGGATAGATGGAATCATACTCGGAATTGTCAATACCATTCAAATAGAACTGCTCATCAACGGAGTGACCGAGATGCTCATACATGTTCATAGTGTTGTCCTGCTCACGACCATAGGGTTCAGGAAATGTACGCTCAAGACCATCGGTAAGCATGGCCTCACCGTGATACCACTTGTAGAGAATGGGGTTAACCATGTCACGAGGATCAATAGTAGGCTCACCTTCCTCATAACCGAGCTGAAGAGGATCAGCAGGGAGAGTGGAAGCAGGAACGAGAGCGATCTCTGCACCGAGATACTTGAACTGCTTGTACTGGAGGAAATGTCCCATAAGATGACGCTTAACGTTGTTACCAGTGGGAGTGTGGACCTTGAGGACGGTTCCGCGTCCGACGGCAGTCGAGAGATCGTAGATTTCAGAGATAGTTGCTGTAACCATATTATCAACCATACATACGATTCATTTCAGAGTT